CAATCCTCTCTAGTTCTTTGATTTTGTGGTTTTTTAAGCAATTTTGAACTCTTCATATTTCTTCATGTTTCCTCACTCACAATAATAATTTCCAGACGCTCCACCTACAAAACTACAATGAGCCTTATACTTACTTTGGCATTTATTTTCGCATCGGGTCATTTCTGTAGGACCATTGGGGTCCAGTACCGTACGAGGTCCACAACCACTAAGTACCACCAATAGTAGAACAACAATTATTTTATTCATTATCTATTTCCTCATTATAAAAAATCTTTTAATATAAAATCACCTATTCTACGAGCTTCTAACAAAATTTTTGTTTCCAAGTCAAATTTTACTTCCCAAGTTCCTAGGCTTTCATAAACAGGCGATATACTCCATCCACCTCGTTCGGTTCCAATTTGTTTCTGACAATGAGCCCTATATACTCCAGGTGATTGTTCTTGAGTTAAGGATACTTTTGTTGCCTTACTACAACTAAGAAGCGCATCATCAGCTAGTTTCCGCATTGGATGATTCCACATCAATCTCTTCATAACTTGCCTCCTCCACCTTCAGTGTCTCTATCCGTCTTCTTATTTCTCAATATCGGCCAAACTCTCCCGATTCTTCCTATTGGCTTCAATCATATCCAGCATAAGCTTCTTCACTTCTTCCACACTATATCTGCGAATCAAATCCTTCTTATCTACAAATGTCTTTTCACGAAGGCCAGTTGGGGTGGGTACCATGACCTTACGTTCGCGTTGATAGGGTTCTTTTACGCCGTCATTCACGAGTTTTTGCCATTTGGAAGTGGTTCCAAATACTTGTTTTGATAGCAGATTGAGTTCTTCACGTAGGGTTCGGGTCATTTAGTCTCCTAATTTGTTTCAGTTGTAGCGTATTCAACATCTACATCATTTCTCTTAATGTCATCGATGAATCCGCTTCTATCTTCAAGCGTGTCAAATTCAAAAATCGCATTTCCATCAGCGGCTCTGACTGCTATCAAATATTTTGTTTTATTCTTCTTTGATTTCGTCTTTTTCTTCTTTTTTATCATCTGTCATTCCCAATTCTTGTTCTTTGTCCTTTTCCAAGTTCCTCTCTACTATCTTAGCAACATTTTTTTGAAAAGCAATAGAATATTGTATAAATTTTCCCCTATCATATCCAGTGTATATGGACTGACCTACGGCTTCAGTAAAACGACTCTTCCAAACCGTCCATTTGCTTCTCAATAGTTTTCGTTCTGGAATCAATTCGCAGACAAACGTGGCCTTATCTGAAATAAGCTTACTTCCTTTAAGTCTAATAGTGTAGGGAGTGGTGTCATCCTCATCCGTTAATCTTTTCATTTGGGCCATCACAATAATGGGGGAACCACAGCGACTCTTCATTTGATCTAAGATGTTGGCAAGTTTTCTCTGACACATGAATTCGTCTAGTTTAGGATTATTCTTTGAGTAGGTAACGTTTTGGTAATAGTCTAAAAGTATAGCATCGTACGTAACGCCATCCCTGATCAGGTTATTGAATATGGTTTCAATCCCCTCTACTGAAGTTGTCCATCCTGGAATTCCCTGATAGACATCTCCAATAACCGTAAGTCTACCTCCCTGTGTTAATTTGGGGATGTATTCTCGAAAAGTAGCCCTCTGCTCGTCACTAAATTGATCGTGATTTGTATATTTCCATCCTTTGATCAAACATGTGACACGATTTATTACGTCTTCGGGCCGTTCCTCATTACTTAAGCAAAGTACTTTACAGGGTTTCCCAGTAGCAGGATTTTTGCGAGTAATCGTGCTAAAAATTACGTTACTTACAGTCGTGCTTTTCCCATCTCCGGTATCGCCACCGATGACAATTAAATTCTTTTTGAAATATGGAACTATTTTTTTAAATTCATCGTTTATGAAAATCATAGCATGTTTGGCGGCTTTCATATATTCATCATTGTCGATTACCAATCGATCAATTTCTTCTTCCGTCATGCTTCCAAAGTTGACAGTCTTAGCCTGTTCTAATTCTTCTTTATTTCTTTCAAGCTCTTCAAGATCCCTGGTCACCCGATGTTCTTTTAGTGTAAGATCCATCTCAGAAACCGCTTTTTTGCGGCGATCGAGTTCGGCATCCTGAGCTAGTTTTGCGTTGAAATCTTCCAGCTCCTTACTCATCTTTGCCATCCACATCTGATTCATCTACGCCCAAATCCTTAAGAAAATCAAGATCTAAAGGAGCTTCTGCCATATCTGAGGTATCCATCGTAATTCTATCACTTGGATTAATTTCTAATGGCCTTTCTGGTTTTGGCTCTTTCTTATAAATAGCTCTTACCACCGGCACAATCTTCTCGTCCTCATCCAACGTAGCAATCGTGATCCCAGAAATCTCAGGTTGATGGAGAAATTCATCCCAATCATCGGCCAAACTCTTTTTAGCTTGTCTGACTTCGGAATTACTCATTTTCCTGATTTTGTCTTCGCGCCAGCAAATGTCCACAATTTGCTTGGAAAGATGGGGACTGTCAATTTCTTCCGAACTATAGCCGTTTTGCGTAAGTGTTTTGTATAGTCTTTGGAAGCTCTCATGAAGGTCTGCGGGGGCCATGACCTGGAACTTGGTTCCACCATCGCCTCGTCGCCATTCCCCGCATTCAGATTTCCACGCGAGCAGTATGTCTCTAGTTGATGGCTTTTCCAATCAATTCCCCAAACTTCTTAATAGCTTTCTAGCCGTTGCTACTTCTTCTTCATAATACCTGTTATTTCTATTTTTAGCAACAAATTTCCTTAAGACAATCGCTTTTTTATGACTACTTTTTTTACCGAACATCGCTTGAAATTGATCGTATTCTTTTTCTTTATACAGTTCATCGGGTTGCATGTTGTGGACGTTTTCGTAGGGATCGTTTCCAGATCCAACAATATCTTCTAGTTCCAGATTCTTTTGCTCTAGAGCGATAGCAACATACCAGTTCCCATCGAATTCGAAAACTGTGGCGTCGGCATTAACACTTGCTTTCTTACGGATTGATTTAAAAACGGCGAAATCCACCTTTTTGTATCCAAAGTCATGATAGTCTTTCAAAAGCTTTTGGATAAGTTTAGGTGGTTTATCTTTACCTACGAAAACCTGGTATTCTTCTGAGGGTTGACCCTTGATGTTTCTTCCTTTTTGGCGGCAGACCCGGACGAGATCTTCCATGCGTTGTTTGAAAAAGCAGGTGAAGTTAGCCTTATTTTTTTGATCAAACTCTTCTAGGGTTGGCTCTCTGTCTTTATCGATCAAGGAATTCACTACAAACTTCTTCTTTTTTCGTTCCGCGCTATCCAATGAGTAAAGACCTAAGAAGGAAACCAAATGAACTCTGCCAATATTCATGACATCGTCGTGATACATTCCAACCGCTCTAAAGAGATTTTGATAGATGAAGAATGTATTTTTAGTGAAATGCTCTACAATTCGCATGTAGGGTTGCATTTCAGCCTGAGTGGGATTGTACTTAACTCTGCGGAAGTATTGATGTCTCAGATAACAAAGTTCAAAATCCGAGGAACTACGAATTTTGGTGTCAGAGGCTGGGGGACGATTGACTTCAGGTTGGGACATAGGGTCTTTCTTTGTGAATGAATTGGCAGATCGGACGCTACACCGATTTCTGGCGCGAACCAGACCTGATCTTTAGAGCCAGTACGTGTCTCCAGGGCGCAATCTCAGTACTTTCGCACCTATGTCTCTCCGCATCTTACCACGTTGCTGCCAAATTTTTAGTATTCGCCTCGAAGCGATTTCTGATATTTTTCAAGCTCTTCAGCGGTTTCCAAGATTCCAATGTCCACAACCGAAACGTCTTGAGTAATAGTTCGTCCGTGAAGATGGCCCTTATGGACGTAGAATCGTGTGGTTCTACCAATCTGTTGTTTTTCACCAAGGACCGTCCGTTCAATCTTAGCCCCTTGTTTGGTTCTAATCACCAGAGTTGAGAGAAAGCTCATTTCCTCTCCTCCTTTAATGATTAATTCCGCCTGTTCGTATTTGGACTTAGGGACCGTCATGTAGTAGTGATTGATGAACACACAAGCAAGTTCCGTTTTCTTAATCATTTGACGAAGTCTACGGATGTTTTTATTATTCATCTTAGCTTCAACCGCCATGTGGGCGTCTCCAGATTCACTGCCCATAATGGACTCTGGAACCGAAGCCGCCACAGAATCCCAACCCAACATCATTGGAGCCGTTACGCCTTCTTCTCGAAGCGTAGTGACTTCGTTCAGAATCTTTTCCGCAGCATCCCAAGCTTCTTCCAGATTATCGGTTTGGATGACCACGATATCTCTAGGATTGCCACCCATCAGTTTAAATCGACCCATGGAGAACTTGTGCTCGGAATCGATGAGATAAGCAACTCCACCTAGTTTTTGACAACTAATCATACCCTCCATCATGAGAGTTGTTTTCCCTGAATCGGGCTTACCGATGATCTGAGTAACGTGTCCGCATGGAAATCCATCTCCGCCTGTATTTTTCTTAAAGAAAGGTTTTAACGGAATCCAAGACTTTACCTGAAGTAGATCGTCGTCTTCTCCAAATACCTTGGTGAGTTCTTTTCCACTGTTTTCATTGAGACGATTGCGGATCTTATCTACGAGAGACATTTCTGTTTTTGCCATTTTACATTTCCTTCCGGCGATCTGAGCCTAACTGAATTAGTACGTCCTTCTTAGCCCTCATGGATTCAACGGCACCGGCCCAGGTTGAAGCGTCATGTTCGGCTCTGATAAATTTCATTTGAGCCTCCATTACACTTGGATCTGTATCGATTTCAGCCTCTATGCTGTTTTCGGTGTGTTTAATGGAAGAATCCATTTTAACCTTTTTACGTACCACCGCTCGAATCTCTTTAAGTTTAGCCTTAGCTATATCTCGCTGAGTCTCAATTTTTGCTCGATAAAGAGAATATCGGTACATAATAACCGGGAAATCTTTGAATTCCTTGGTTAGATTAGCTACGTCGATTTCCAAGTCAATTTCTGGATTCAGTTCCATAATTACGCCGTAACCCCGATTGTCTTAAAGAACTCGTCATCGCTCATCTCATCCACTGCTTGCGCCGTGGTTTGAGCAGGCGCTGCTACGCTTGGAGTCACAGGGGGTGTGACTACCTTAGGTGGCAAGACGTTCTTTGGAATGGTTTGGACTACAGGACTCGCTGGGGTAGACGCAATCAACGCAGCCACTGCATCCAAATCATCGCTACCCTCATCTGGATCCGGAGCTTGGGTGGTTTGAGCTGTTTGTGAGACCGTAGCTTGTGGGGCTTTAGCGTCGCGCTCAGCTTTCCAACGCTCGTCGAAAATGCGATTACAAGCAGGACTTTTACCAGTCTTAAGATCGCTTTCTTTGACGATTTGTTCGACTTCCTGAGGAGTTACCTTTTGATAGATACCTGATAGGTCCGTCATTTCTTCTTCGATCCTAGCCCAAAGTGAGGTCAGATCTTTCCCGATGACGTCTTTTTCAAGCTTACCATGTCCGGGAACATCGACTTCTTCTTTCAACACCTTCACTCCAAAAGTGGTTTTGGTCCCAGTATTGCCTCGATTAAATACAAAATATCTGCCGTTTTCCAAAGAAAGTGGATCAATTCCCTTGGCTTGAAGATCGCTAATTTCTTTATCCAAAGCAGCTTTGGAAGTGTAGGGGATAGCCAATGTCCCAACCTGGCCTTCAAGATTCATAACGTTCATGTGGTACTTCTTATCCACACTGTAAACACCGCGTTGTCCAACGAGTTCATTCAACTGTTTGGCCAAGGCGCCATTACCTTCCGAAGTAGCTTTTGCCAAAGCCGCTTTCAATTGTTCAATGCGCTCTACGGCAGCGTCGGGAACCACAATCATTTTGTTTTTCTTTTGAAGCGTGCTCTCAAAAAGGCGATGCTTTCCTTCCATGTTCTTATAACCATAGATTGCTGCGTGATATTGATTCCATTTGTAGGGATCCGTTGTGAATCGATCGCTGACCGGAAGGATACGGAAGACGACATCGCCATCCACTAGTTTCCATTGATTTCGTCGTTTGAAGCCGGTACTTTGTTTTTGTCCATAACCACTTTTAATTGCGCCCATTTTATTTTCCTTTTTGTTTTAAATTACTGAACTTTATTTCTAATATCCGTCAATGTTTCCGCCACACTAGCTTCATTTACCGTTTTCACGTGAACTCCAAGCTTTTGCAAATCCTTAGAAGCTTTCCCAGCTACCACTAGAAACACGTTGGGAGTCAAACCGGCTGTCATGCCATCGGGAAGAGTGCGAGTTTTCAGATTCTTGAACAAATCCAAGGCAAATTTCTCATCATCGGTGTTTAGGATGATTGGCGTAACCGGAGCTTCATGATTCCTCTTGATCGCGGTTTCGGCCAATGAATAGACTGCATCAATTCCTACGATCTCAGAACCTACTTGATCTACAATGGCTTCGCGAATGAGGAGTTCAAAATCTTCGGCGTTTTTTACGCCTCGGTTGTATCGATCATTGAAACTGAGTCCATTGTAACTGGCTAGATCGAGTTCCATCGCCTTGTCATACAAAACATTTCCTGCGATATTGAAGAGCTGACGTGGGCCTTCACGACCGAATAGAGTTGGGCTGATCCTGGAAGTGAGATCCTTAAAGAAGCGTTCGGGATCACTCGAAAAACAACCAAATGTCTCAGCGGAAGCCTCATCTGTAAAGGCATTACGAGCGGCACCGGTAACCACGATGAAAGCGGACGAAGAGAGTAATTCTTTACGGTAATCCAAAGTCAAGCGCTTCATAGCCTCGGTAGCGGCTCGCTTCAAGCCCTGACGACCTTCCAGTGTATTGGGATTTCCCATCGTCACATCCATGTTGGCGTTGGGACGGTTGGTTTCCATTTCTTTTAGAATAGTTGATAGACTCATATTATTTTCCTTCAGTTCTAGGGTTCATATCGTTAGGTCGGACAGCTGATCTGTTTTCTTTTACCGCTTTTAGCGTTTCAATCTCACGCTTCAAGTACCAGACCGCTTTTTCCAAATCCTCTACTTCTTTATCTGGATTTTTCTTGCCAGCACGAGCCGTATATTTTACGGCATTTCCACGATGGAAATTGAGTTTCCAATCCTCAATAGCTTCGATTACTTCGATATTGCCTGAATTATAATGCGATGGATGCGATACCTGACTCATATTATTTTCCTTTATTTGATTAGGTTACGAAACGATCTTAATAGATAGAGTTTGGGACAGTTTTTAATAAAAATTAAACCATGTATTCCGTCGTATATTCCTGCGAGAGAAAAGCCATTTGCGATTAGAACGAAAAAGAAGAGTAGGCCTGAACCATCTTTAGATCTACCCGAAAATTCTGGTCCCCAAATATAAAAGCCGAGTTCATATGCGGCAATCGAAAGAATGATGGCAGCGATAGCACAGCCTACAATTTCCATAATATTGCAGATCATCATTTCCCGAATCATTTGCTTACAGATTTCAGGGGCTTGATCTAATACAAACTTTTCAGTTTGTTCTAGCCTTTTGATTAAAGAATTGAATGCGTTATTGAGAACTTTTTTATTCATAACTTCCTTTTTGATTCTACTCGAATCAGTGGACATTTTAAGATCATAACAGAAATCTGGACGAATGCAAGCAAATAAATCATTTTTCGCTTTTATTAGATAGGGCTTCATTACATTTGCTAACCGAATAATCGGCCTTATAAAGTTTGAGTTGATCTCTTGCTCGCTCCAATCCTTGGACAAGCTGGTTCCGTTCGATTTGCCAAAGTCTGGCATCTTCTTGATGTTGCTTAACTAATTCTCTATTTGTATTCATTTCAATCGTAGCAAAAAGAGCTTTAATCTCATCCTTAAGCCAATCACTGCAGAATTGCATATCTACGGTATCAAGAGTTAGATGTTCTTGAGAAACCGCTTTTTCTAAGGTACTCATTTTAAATTCCTAAGTTTGGTTAGAGCTTTAGTTGCGGTGTAATAACAAACATCTCTGTCGTCAGTCTCACATTGACAGGCGTCTGCTATTTTGTCCAACGCTTTGATGGCAATTCTTTCTAAGTCTAAAATACGATCCACGAGCATATTATGATCGTCAATAACCCGCTGTAATTCTGTTGGATTCTCAATAGCGGCCACCACATCCGCATTAGAGGTTTTGACTTCTGGAAAATCTCGGTCTTTGTAGTAGTATTTCATTTTTTCTCCCAAATCCCCATATCGCCGTACCGCTTCCCTTGGACAACATCCTGGTTTTCATGAGTTCTTTCGATTCGAGCCAAACAGAGGGCGCAGAGTCTACGTTCTTTGGTGGTTTGAAAAGGGATGTCGCAACTCAAGCATTTCATAGATTTAACACCAGGCCCAGTGTTGGAATAAGTGCGCATGGGTTTCATTCGTGATCTTCTTTTTCGCCCACGATTGCAACAATAGCTCCTATCAATACGCAGAATGCCGCAAATAGTAAGAAAGGGTTATTGGAGGCGAAATCCCAAAAAGTCATTTTTTCTCCAATCCAAAATATTCTCTGAGTTGATCTGTATTACGAATACTCTTAGCGAATTTCTCGCTCTCGCTCTTACCGTCTAGGCTGTCTTGGAAATTTTTCTGCAAAACTAACTTCCGATCTTCGGTTGCAAACTCAACAAATATCCTGCCGCTCATGAGATTCTGAGTCACTTTTAATGTAGTGCCCTTGTCTAGGTCACGTTTTCTCAACATTTTGAAATCGGTATTATCTGCCATGTGTTACTTACCACTATTGCATGATTTTGAGAGTTTGTCAACAAGTTTTCCGGTAAAAATAGCGGTAGCAAATGAAGTGCCGGAGCTGTTGACATATCTACCATGAGGAAGATAGGAATGCAAGCTTTCCCCCAGTTCTTTGTTTGCCTTGGTGCTATAGTTTGAAAAAGTAGACAATTTGCCTTTTTTATCAATACTTTCAACCACTTTCTCGTTATCCAAGAACAATGAAGCCGGGTAGAACTCATTGCCTGGAATATCCAAGTTAGAGTGTTCGTTGCCAGCAGCCACCACAAAAATTACTTCAGGATGATTTTTAATGAAAACGTATTCGTCTTCGGTAAAATTAGGACCGCCAGCGCTGAAATTGACGATAGTTGAGCCGTTATCAACAGCCGCTTTAAACGCCTCAAGTTCGTGTTTTTGATTGACAATTCCCGGCACGTCGGCTTGGTAGTATTTATAGATTAGTAAGCAATAGTTAGCCTTACCAGCGTTTTGTTCGATTAAACCAGCCACAAAGGTTCCGTGACCATTAACGTCGTTTAGGGTTTCATGTTCTACGAAGTTCTTGTGGCCGGTTGGGCAGAGATGGGGTTTGAGACGAGGATCGTTCAAATTTAAGCCAGTATCTACTAAACCAACACGAATTTGGGGACAAAGAGGGGCGGCGTTGAGGATAGTGGGGAGGATGAGGAGGATAAAGGGGAGAAGTTTCATTCCATTACCTTCATAAAATCACTACGTCGATAGCATCCGTATGCACTCATTCTCGCCTCTCCAAAACAGTGTCAATCTCGTCTAGCATAATCCCGAGTTTTTCTGTTTTCTCTTTTTCCTTCTCATACTTGACTCGCCAATTATTGACCTGAGAAATCACGTCTTCGATATCTTTGACCATGGCAAGATCGTCTTCGCTTACGCCAACTTCTTTCTTCTTCCAATGGCACCAGGCTTTGAGAGTATCGGTCATTTTAAAGTTCCGCCAATAATTTAGTCTGATAGGGCGGATCGATATGGCACCAAACACATCCTTCGGGATTATGCCAAGTTTCGACATGTTTCTTGAATTGGGCTCTGAGTAGACAACCTAGTATAAATTTAGCCATTTAGATCTCCTATCGAGGAGTATGAACCAAAATGAAGGCATTGTCAAGCCTCAATTACGATATCGGTAATAGTACAGGGATCGTCTTTACCATTGCGTTTTTTAAGGAAAACGGTACAAATATTCCCCTTTTTAAGCTCTTTTGGGTATTCCAGGAGGCCAGAGAAGTAGTTGGGCCATAGAACTGATTCGAAAACGTGGCCGTCAAAATCACCAATCAATTTCATGGCTTGCTTCGTATTCTTCTTATAATCAAAAATTTCAGTGCTTACCACAAAGCAAGTAGCGGCAACATATGCGTCTTTTGGAACTTGCTCACCTTTCATCTCATTGAGCCTTTGAACCATCTCTCCAGTGACCAATAGAACCTCATTTCCCTGAGGTGAGGTCATGATTTTACTAGGTTTATGCTTATTGACGATACATTTGGAATGATGACGTCCAAGGTCATATAGACCAACAAGTAAACTAGGAAGAATGGATTTCTGAACTGCGGCATTCTTCATCGGATCTTGTTCAATAGTCAGATATTCTTCAGGAATCTCGCCTTTCTTGGGAACCGGAATCTCACCATTTTTCTTAGGTTTGATAGACTTGGCATTGAATTTCTTCAATTCTATTGCATCTTCTAACAGTTGCAATTTTTGCAAGAGTGTGAGTTTTGGAGGATATAAACTGTCTAAAACACCAACGTGGGTAAGCTTACGCATGAGTCCAGCCGCAGCAACGCCTTGATAAACAAAGTCCTTAATGTCGGCATAGGGGCGATTTTGAACGATAGGTTCGATTGATTTATCTCCTAATCCCCGTATGATTCCGAGCTTTGATCGTATCTTACCGTTTTTATAGTCAATTTCCATTTCATCAGAACTTAAGTTGATATCGGGTGAAGCTAGATATCCTTTCACGGTATCCCATAAACTTCCTGAGATTTCCTTTTCGGAGGCATTCGTCATAATACTGGCGTACCACTCAAGCGGATATAGATGGCGAAGAAACATGGTTGCATACGTATAATGAGAATATTCTACGGAGTGAATAATTGAAAATCCATATCTTCCGAACGTAACCATTTGATTCCAAATGGCTTCTGACGTTTCTGGAGGAAGTTTTTTATTAGCACCTTCAATGAAAACCGGCTTCATTTTCTCCAGTTCTTTCATGTATTTCTTAGCCATGTTTTCGCGAAGTTTTTCAGCGGTTTCACCATCCATCCCAGCAATATTTCTTGCGATTTTATTCAAATCTTCTTGATAACAAATGATCCCATAGGTATCTGGCAAAAGTTCGACTAATTCTGGTATATCGGATTTAGACTGACCATTACGACGATAGAGATATTCCTCCGCCATATTCCTTCCATTTTCCAGAACGTAATCGAGTGGACCCGGTCTTTGTAGGGCTAGAGTAGACGAAACATCCATCATATTTCTAGGTAGAAGCTCTTTCGTAAAAGCCGACATTCCCGGCGTATGAACTTGGAAAAGGGTTTTAGTTTGACCGTCCCAAACGCTTTTATAGACTTCATCTAATTGAGGGAGATCCCATACAAAAACTCGCTTGCCTTCGCGCATAAAGTACATTGGATCTAGTGGATCACCATTTTTCTTGTTAATGAGTTTGATACATTCCTGAATATCTAAAAGCTGAGACACCGTCAAAAAGTCATATTTAATCAATCCACAATATTCAGCTTCTTTATATTCGTATTGGCAAATAGTCCCTCTTTTAGTGGGAAGAATATCTGAAATTGGAATATCTGAAATGAGGGTTGCGCAAGGATGTACGGAAAATGCACGCGTTAATCCCATTGCTTTTTGGACAATAGCCCAATCGTTAGGTTTTTCTATGGAATATTTCTTGAGAGGTTCCGATACTTCTATGAGGCCTGTAATATGATTTTCTTGTTCGTCTTCGTATCCAAAAACGAAATCGTGATCGTCGGTATTTTGCGGAGTCGCTGGCAGTGATTTGCTCAAAATTTCAATTTCTTTTTCAACGCTTCCATTCAGATAGCGATTGCTGTCCTTGATTGCTGACTTCAATCTCACTTTAGCCCTAGAGCTTACTTGGCAAGCCCGATTTCCCCACCGTTCATATAGAAATCCACTTTTCCCATCTTTAGAAATGAGTGGAAGTTTAGTGGGTAAGTCGATATCGATGTCGGGAAGCTTGCCGCTATTAATACGATCTAATGAAAAGAATCGGCTGAATGGAAGATTCCACTTAATGGGATCGATATGGGTAATTTCTAATAGATAGCAGAACAGGGAAGCCCCAGCAGAACCTCGTCCGCAACTAGTCAGATATCCATTTTTACGATAATGGTTCAAAACTTCTACGATAGGTAGAAAATATCCGCTCAAATCCTTTTTGCCATTTTTGGCGATGACATTGATTTCTTCTCGTAGACGAGCGGTGTAAACAGGATCTTCCCATTTCATACGACCATTCTTTTTTATAATATCCATGCATTGTTGTAAC